GCCTTCCCTGGATTTACCAAAATGGCTGTGCCGCATGGGCAGTGTCTGGTCAACACTGCGGAAGCGGCACGTGGTGGAGTGGAGGAAAGGCGGTCGCGCATGAAAGCAATGTGCGATATAACGTTGACGAATCAACAACAGTTCAGTTGTCTCAGTTTGGACCTTGTTCCAGCTGTTGGCCGGCCAATCACCTGCGATAGCTACAGCTTTAGCCACCCAATATTTTTGGCAGAGCCATGCATGCGTCGAAGGGGCCACAACATTCATCTGTGTGGGTACTATGTATCATACAAGGCTGATGTTGTTTGCCGTGCCAGCTGTGATAGTGAGCACCTTGGTCTGGTTGTCATCAAGGATGGGTTGCCACCCGCGTTTTTGGAAGCGCTGCAATGTTTCCTGGTTCAATTGTCCGTATACGAGCCTCGCAAGGACTTGTGTGTTGGGCCCCTCAGAAGTTTTGCAGTGATTACGCCACCGGCTGCCAGCAATGCTGGCAGCCAATCGCCATGAGTCGGCTGGATTGGTGGGCATCTATTGATGTCCCACCTCTGTCCACTCCATCTGGCAATGGTGGTGTTTATCCCGCTTCATCGTACATCAATGGCGCTGTCGTTATGGCTCGTCTATTCCGCAACTTCACACGATCGGCTTGCACTGCTTATTGCAGTGCAGCTGCGACCACAAACAACGCCCGGGCATATGTTGCCTCCCTGGGTGTGGTGAACAATGAGAGGCACGTGGATGCAGTGGCGGCTGCGGCTGCCGCAACCACACAACAACCTCCCCCTCCCCCTGAGCCGCTTGTGGTGGTGCCCCCGCGATTGGTCTGTGCCACTCGCGCCCGGTTGGTCGCTCAGAATGTTGCCGTCGCCGGTGTCAGGTTGCAGCGTGTCGCGCAGCAATGTCGCTGGAATGCCACACTACGCGTTGCCCGTGCTTTTTTCCGGCGGCGGCGTGCTCCCGCTCCGCGTGTCAAAACTTCAGAAAACATGCGTGAGTTTTTCCTCAGGGTCACAGGCATTAACCGTGTCGGGTCAGCCGTTGACGCGCACGACCACGTTGCGGCTTTCATGTCATTATCTAATGATGACTATGGAATCGCGGAATCAGCGTCTGCTGCTCCATGGTACCTGCGGCTTGTCGGAGCTTGGCGCGATGGCCGCCAGTGCACACGGCACCGTGCTGCACTGCGCTGGAAGCATCGCATGGCGTTGCTCCGTGAGTTACGCAGTCGCATGCTGTTCGAATCAAGTGACATCAGGAGGATTAGGAACCCGGTTAATGTTGCATGGGCTGGCAACATTGCGCGCAAGGTGGTCAGTGCAGCGCGTGACGCCGGGGAAGTTGATGCACGGGCAAGCGCTTGGTTTCGCCGCGCTCTCGTGACTGTCTACTTCTTGGAGGATGAGGACGACGCCTTTTTGGCTGGTTTGGAGGAGGCCGGCCAAAAGTGGTCGGATTAGGGGGGTCTGTCCGTCGTGACTGGTATCAACACGCTTAGGGATTACACCCTGGGTGGGTTGGACCCTGGTATATCAGTCGAGGCGGTGCAAACTCCCAGGAATAAAAGTGCGCGTAAAGCAATTTTAATTCCGGCATGCCAGAGCGCACATATGGTTTGCCACAATAACAGCCTGCCAAATCTGTTGCGGGCCCTGAACGAGAGATTGTTTAACGTTGAGGGTGCTGATGGAAGGCTGGTGCCCACCCCGCAGGCAAAACCTGGGGTGTGGCACAGACTGGATGGGGCTTCTAGGCGGCTTGCCGAATTCGTTCGGGAGCGCACGCCACATGTGCAAAGGTTGACCTGCAGCGAATTTGTCGCCCAGAGTCCCGCACATAAACGTGCGTTCTATGCCCGTGCTGCTGAGGAGTTCCGCCAGCGTGGTTGGACGCGCCGCGACGCTCGACTTAGTCCGTTTGTTAAGTTCGAGAAAATCAAACGCGTACCTTCCGGCCGTAAGGCCGACCCCTGCCCACGCGTGATTCAGCCACGATCACCAGTTTACAATGTAGCGTTGGGCCGGTACACTCGTGCTGTTGAGTCGGGATTGTATTCCGCTCTCCAGCACTTGTGGGGCGTGGAGGAGGATGATCATATAGTCATGAAAGGAATGTCGGTTGAGGATATAGCGATGGGCCTTAGAAGTAAGTGGGATGCGTTTGAACAACCGGTTGCAGTCGGGCTTGACGCTAGCCGGTTTGATCAACACATTGGTGTTGATGCTCTCAAATGGGAGCACAGCGTTTACCACCGTATCTTCGAATGCCCAGAGTTGCGCCGCATTTTAAAGTGCCAGCTTGAGAACCGTGGTCTGTCGGTTGTGGAGGGGTGGAAAGTGTCATACCAGATTGAGGGAACACGCTCGTCTGGGGACATGAATACATCACTTGGCAACTGCCTAATCATGTCTAGCCTTGTTTGGCTGTACTGCCGTGAACGCGGTGTGTCAGCAAATCTTGCAAACAATGGCGACGACTGTTTAGTGTTTATGGACCGCCGATCGTTGGACCGATTCATTACCGGGTTGGGGGCCTGGTTTTTGGAATTCGGGCTAAACATGACTGTTGAGGAACCGTCATTTGCATTTGAACACTGCGAGTTTTGTCAGCTCCGGCCGGTGTTCAATGGCGACCGCTGGGTGGCAGTTAGGATGCCCCACGTTGCCATGGCAAAGGACACAATGGGGTTGACTTGTGACACGCTTCTTGCATTTCAGCAATGGGCTGCCGCAGTTGGCGTTGGTGGGCTGTCGCTTTATGGGGACATGCCAGTGTACCGCGCCCTCTATGGCTACTTGCTTCGAAATGGTGTCAAGTCAAACTTAGAGAAAAGCGCATTATACGCTAACTCTGGTTTTGCGCGTTTGTGCAAACATCCCCGCGCACCCTACGACCGCAATATTAATGATGCGTGTCGTGTGTCATTTGCTGTTGCTTTTGGCGTTTCACCATCCACGCAGTTGGTAGTTGAGGCTGCGCTTGACTCAATGGAATTTGGTGTACTGCACCATTTAAACCTTGAGACTGAGCTTAGCATCCTGCCAATCTGACCACGAGGGAAATTTACCACTGTACATACATTCTCTCCTTTTCTTCTTCTTCTTTTTCCTTCCATCCAATGCCGCGCAAGAGTAAACAGCGTGCCCTCAAGAACATCAAGGGCAATGGTGGCTATTCAGTCAAACAACTGGCTACCAAGGTGTTGGAAGCTTTGCCTAAGGGCACATTTAGCACTGCCGGCGGCGTCATTGGTGGCGCGCTGGGCGGCCCCGGTGGGGCTGCCATAGGCAGTGCCTTGGGTAAGGGACTCTCGATGTTCACCGGTTACGGTGATTACGTCTACAACGACATCGTGCATAAACAGGGCGCTCCTAAAACGCCCGACCCCAATAGTGCTCGGACCATAGTCCATTCCGAGTACGTCCTGGACGTCAAGTCGCCGGGCACTGCATTTTCAATTGTTCAGAATCTGCAGATCAATCCCGGCGATCCGACCACGTTCCCCTGGTTGTGTAGCATTGCGCAGCGGTTCACCAAGTACCGGTTCCGCCAACTCATTTTTGAGTTCCGGTCCACGTCGTCAGATTACGCGAGTGGATCAGGGCTTGGGTCGGTGGTTCTGGCACCAAACTATAACTCAACAGCACCACAGCCCACATCTAAGCCGGCTTTGGAGGCGTTGAGCGGCGCTGTGTCGTCTAAGCCGAGTAACTCAATGCTCGCTGGCGTCGAATGTGATCCGCGCGACGATGTTGTGCGAGTTAGGTATGTCCGGAATAGTGCGAACAACGGACAAACCCAGCTCACAGATCTTGCCGATTTTTATGTTGCAACCAGCGGGCTGTCTGCTGCTGCTGGTGTTGCACTGGGCGAGTTGTGGGTGCATTACACCGTTGAACTGTATGAGCCAAACTATCCACTCAATGAACTGTTGCTCAATGGTGGTTCTTGCAGGTTTAATATGACCGGCAATTACCTTGCCTATTCCCCCGGCAATTTGGGATCAGGCACTCTTGTCAAAGATGCAACGTTCACCACTGATGTGGACAACAATGTAGCCGGACTCATTTTTACCAACGCTGGACAGCCTAGTACTAGTCATATCTTGGCTATTGACACCTTGGCATCCGGCGTGTGGTGGTTTGGCCGTCCTGGCAGGTACCGGTATTGCGTACAAGCCTATAGTGCTAGTAATTTTAGCACAGGCACCGGTTCACCGTATTCTTATAGTTTCAGCGACCCGTACTCATCCCTCATCAAGGTTGTTCCAGATCTTGCCATTGGGGCGGCGGCGACTCCATCTGGTTACCAGTTGGAGTATGTTTTCAACATCGCCAATCCGTGCAAGTTGACTTGGGTCTACAATGCAGCCGGGTGGGGAGTTGCGCCCAATACCTCGGGTGGTCCATTGAATTGTCTCTCTGTATTAAATTAAAACAAAAACAAACACAAAATTGCTCTTTCTTTTATTCACCACTATGGGGTGGTGGTGGGCGTGCTAAACACCTGACCAGTGGTACCCACGTGCCTAGTGACTGGGATGCTTGCTGTGTTGACTCGTCACCAACATGGCACTTTCCATGATGCGGCAACCATAAAATCACCCTCTAGTGACGGTATGTCCGGACGCTATATATCTTCTCTTCTTGTTTCCGTGTATCTATTTGTTTGTGTGTGTAAAATCAAGTCCGCTTGCGGCCGCCAGTCCACGCTGGTGTTGGCAAATATTGTTGGCTCTGGCAATGTCAACTAAGTGGCACGACGTGAATGGCTGGGGGGTAATCCAGCCGTGTGTCTTACTGATCAACTTGGGCTCCACCA